TAAACATCAAGGTATGAAAGGTCTAGTTATATCTCTAAAGGCTACTACCGTAATAATGCAACAAAGTATTGCAGAATTTAGACTACATGATATGTCGGGTTTAAATACCCGTGTATCACGTGGTCGCGGTGGTTTGCCTCGATTGATATGTAATCAAGACCGAGTGCTTATTGCTAAGGGAAACACGGATCTTATGAGATTTTATCTAACGATATTTAATCTTTATCGGATCCTGGAGTTTCCTGGTAAGATCAAGCTAGAGTCTATTACGAATGCATTTTCTGGAAATCAGTCTCTCAGAGACGTCTATCAAGGCGTCTTTGATGCTGCTCCAGAGTTCGCACGACTAATAAACAAACTAGCTGGAAATCGGATTACGAGCCATGGTATTACTATGGGTCCTATTCTGAAATCCTCACCGGGAGCTAATCCCTATCAATCAGCTTCTCATCCATTTACCTTGTTAATTACATCACGACTGCATAAGGAGTTAGGCACGGACGCTATTATCTTGTACTTTGCTAAGTACTTTGAGAAAGCAACGAAAGTTCGTTACCCTGGCTTCTCTCGGATCTTCCAAACGGGAGCCGAGCTCGCCCTTAATCTTGGTTTACCATCAACTACATTTAAGTTGGGTAGATTAGGACTAAAGGAGGAAGCAGCAGGTAAAGTACGAGTATTCGCTATGGTCGATGCCTGGACTAATTGGGTATTGGAACCTCTGCATAAGGAAATATTTAGAATTCTAAAACATTTTCCCGCAGATGGAACCTTTGACCAATTAGCTCCTGTATTAAATTACACGGCTTGGCCTAGTGCGTATTCACTTGATCTGACTGCCGCCACCGATCGTTTGCCTATTGCGCTGCAAATTCATATACTTTCCATGCTATATGGAAAAGAGTTTGCGGTAAAATGGGCACAACTTCTGGTGGAGCGAGAGTACAGTGTCGAATTACCCAGTGATGATAAAAACAAAACTGGGAAAGAGGTCATCCTCCGATACGCAGTTGGGCAACCAATGGGTGCTCTGAGTTCCTGGGCAATGTTAGCTCTGACTCACCACTACATCGTAAATGTAGCTGCTTGGCAAAGTGGTTTCACGCCTTATGGGCAACTCTATAGCAATTATGCCGTTTTAGGGGATGATTTAGTTATTGGTGATCGAACTGTCAAGGATCGATATTTAATGATAGTCGATGCCTTGGGCGTTGAGTGCGGATTGCATAAATCTGTGCTTAGCTCTCGAGGTATTGGTATCGAGTTTGCTAAGAAAACTTTCTTTAAAGGTGTGGACGTGAGTCCAGTACCTCTATTAGAGTTTATCACGGCGACGTATACTCTTCCTGCAGCAGTAGCATTCGGACACAAGTACAAACTGTCCTTAGCTCAATTGGTTAAAACCATGGGCTTCGGATATAAGGTACTTGGTGGCCTCGATCGACACGTTGGACGATTAAGTTTCAAAGTGCGAATGCTTTTAATGGCCTTTACCAGTCCTCTAATCACATCAACACCGCAAGAAATTGCGGCGTGGTTGGCGAAGGGTAATCCCCTGGTATCAATACATGGCCCAGCTCTTACTTTCTTTTTTGAAGAAGTGATTGCTCGAGTCGATAAAATCGTCAAGAGATCATTCTCATTCAGAACAGCAGATTGGATCACATTATTCTCATCTAATTTTAGAAGAGTAATCTGAGCAAGATTTGCCGTGGTATATTTAACCAAATTACCGCCTGTTGGGGAAGATCGATTCGGGGATATCGTGATCAGCGAGGGAAACAAACAACCCTTGTGGTCTGTAAAAGATGCCGGTACTGTTAACGTACCTCCCGCAGTATTTAATCGAATCAAAAACGATTTCGAGGATATCGATCTGTGGCTAACCAGAGTTCTTTCGAACATGGTTGGACCTCAAGTCGAACATTCAAGAGACGTAATCAACAGATTACGATCGGACATGACTAGATTAGGTAGACAAAACACATTACCGCAAGCTTATCTGTACAGTCTACAAGCTTTAAAAGACGTAAATAACGTTTCAGTTATTACGGAATTTAAACGAGTAGATGACGAGATGAGACCAAGAATGGATGTGGTACAAATTAAGCTATGGAGACTATGGTCAGAATGTATGAACAAAGCCCTTAAAAAGGCTATGTCAACCCAAAAAGCGAAAGCTTCAGGATTATAACATTTAACAATAATATTTGAGCGGTCAATTTGATCCCAGTCATCCATCCCATGATCATTTTACGGTCTGGTACTTTGGATACAAAACTTAGTGCGTG